CCATTGAGAAAATTGAGTTGGTTCTGAAATCACTGGTATATTCTTACCTTCTTCCATTATACCCTTATTACCTTCTTTAGATGTGGTTACTTGTTGGTTATCTGTTGGTTGTTTGTTGGTTACTTGATGGTTATCTTGCTGGTTATCGTCTTGGTATTTATCCCAGCAACATATTGATATTATTGAGAATTTGTTGGTTGAGTTGATGGTTATTTCGTTGGTTGATAAAAGCTTATCTAAGGCAGTGCGAACTTGCTGCTCTGACATACCAAGCTGCGCAGATAACGCTGTGCGACCAGCAACAACAGACCCAACAGGCACATCAAAGCCACGGAATCTTGATGGTTTGTAATTTGCTTTTATCAAAAGATGCAGGAACAGGCGCATAACATTTGCGTCAGTATACCATTCCCAATCTGATATTGTTCTGTGAAGTTTGAGCCATCCGGCCATTTGTCTCTCCTATCATTACTCTCCAAGTAGTAGGCGGCGGGCCGGAGAGCGAAACCACATCAAGAGCAACCAAGATGTTTTTTTCACCGCAAAATCACTCTACACTATGCTCGCGCTCAAGCAAAGCCTTTTGATACTCTAACTCGTGTTTAGTGACGCAGTAACTGCATAAGTCCAGATGCGCTGGAATCTCAACGTCTATGTCTTCAATCACAAAGGTAACGACACGGGCTGGCATGATCGTAACGCCAGAGCCGCCACATACTTTACACATTATGACCTACCGACGAATGTTGTTGGACCTGTGTGTATTGCATCAAATAAATACCAAGCTGAGTTTTCCTTGCCAGCTTGATTACCAAACCACTTCACCCGCCCAACAGAAACAACCTTTACGCAACGCTTCATATGCGGCCCCATGCGTATGTTGTGCATCATGTCGGCTGGCAATAGCAGCCAAGTCTGAGCTATGTCTGAAAGGTGTGTTATCAAAGGGTTCAATATTTTCCAATCGTATGGAGGGTTTGTGATAAACATATCTCCACCACAAAACGTCAAGTCTAATGCATTTTTAGGCGTATAATTTTTAGGCGGGGATATATCCCATGCATAGTCGCACTCATGTCCATGCTCCCATAGAAATTCAATAAGGTGACCTTCCCCAGCGCAAGGCTCATCATAAACAGTTTTGTCAGGAAGGTGTGGAAGCAATGGCACAACAGCTTCATACGGCGTTGGGTAAAAGTCACGCTCTACCCGTTCAAAATTGCTACGCTTTCCCATGACCAACCTCCATCTTGAGCATCTTCGTCATTGCCTTTTTAACTGCCCGCTGATGCCCACGTTTGTAACCCGGCGTTGCTTTTGCGTACCGCTTGACCGCGTCAGCGTGTTTAACGATTGCCGCTTTCTTCACAAAACTCATTTGACTACTCCTGATTGTCTGAACAATGCCACCAGAGTTTCCTCTCTCAAGACGTAGAGCCTTGAATGCCGATCCTGTTTGACGACAAGCATATCACTTATACCGTCGTCCTGCGCCAATGCGTCATATAAGAATTTAAAACCTGATTTCTTTCGTTTGGCCTCGACCATAAACCCAGCAATATTTAAATCGCCAGCGTATTCGTCGCCAAGGTGATGCTTGTGTGCGCCTGACGCGAACACTCGCTTGCTTTCAACGCCAAGCCCCTGCCAAAATTTTACTGTCTCAGCTTCGAGTTCATAACCTCGCTGTTTGTTTCTGTTAGACATCAAAGAAATCCGACAACGTTGGCTCGTAACCATTTGCTCGTGCTAGAGCCACAATAGCTGGGACGTATTTCGAAGGAATGCCACCGCGCCGCCATTTTGAAATGTGCGGGTCTACGATGCCAATTGACTTGGCAATATCACGAGTTCGTCCAAGGCGATTGAGCAGTTCGTTATGTTTGTGCATTTTTAAATCCTTTGGTTAAATTTAAAGAATCCCAACAACCCTGGGGTTCCTGGGAATTTAACGTATACGGTAAAAATAATTATATGTAAACATAATTAATTATAAAATAATGCAAATTAGTGCTTGTATAAGTTACCAGATAGTATAAACTCTAATCATCAAAACAACGCAAACGGAGAAAACAAAATGAAAACGCCTAAAAATGCAATTCGCGGTGATGCCTTTCTGATCCTCCCTCGCAAGCCAATCAACGCCGAGGTCGTATTTGATAAAGTTATGGAGTTCTACATGAATCACACAAATATTGTTAAAGTGGATTACGGCCCACACAAAATCATGTTAGTGGCAAACCCGCAAAAATAGGTTAGCAGGGGGCTTCGGCCCCCTCAACTGCCCGGTAAATTAATTACAAAATAATGCAAATTAAGGGTAGACAAACTTACCAAATAGTGTAAACTCTAATCATCAGCAAAACGAAGCGCGGCAGCAGTTGCCAGCGCAGCCAGACCGGGAGGTTTCCATGGCACATTTTCTTCCTCTTTCTTCTTCTCCGCTCCGCGAGCGTTTTGACATCGCTTCCGACCTTGCGCCAATCGGCACAGGCGAGCGTCTTGCTCCAACATATGCAGACGCGAAAGCATCTGCTCTCCGCACAATGTCGAAAGACAGCGGCATCGCCAGCGTGACGAGCATTTGCCTACGGGCGAATGATGACCTTGAGTTGGTAGACTTCGGGCCAAGAGGTCGCGCAACTTCCCTCTGGAACTTCTCCAGGGGGGCTTGATGGGCCAGCGTAAATAAAACTTTACACTGCGCGATAATTACTTATAATTATAAACATCAACGATTTGGGAGAATCAAAATGAACGCATCAATCAAAAACGCCTTGAACAAAAAAAACCTTGGCATCAGAACTGCAAAGCAGCATTTCACATTCACTATCCGTGATGGTCGGGGAGACCTTGACAGTATCACTGAGTTCGCAACGACGAAAAATATCGCTCGTGCACAAGCCGAATCACATTTGGCTGGCACCGGATGCACTTTCGAATAATCAACTTGAAATGGAGAATAACTAATGTCTGACATTAACCCACAAGCCGCCTTGTTTGGCGCACTAGCAAAAGCGCAATCTGAGATGAAGAACGCGCCACTCAACAAGGTCAACCCGCACTTTAAAAGCCGCTACGCAGACTTGAGTGCTATCAGGGATGCAGTAATTCCTGCGCTAACCAAGAACAGCCTTTGCGTGTTTCAGTCGCCTACAACAATCGACGGGCAACAGGTTCTTGTGACAACGATTGCTCACTCGCTGGGTGGCGTTATCCAATCAGAGACACCGATCTGCTCTGATACATCTAAGCCTCAACCATACGGCTCTGCGCTTACATACGCTCGGAGATACGGGCTTGCTGCAATTTGCAACATTAGTGCGGATGAAGATGATGATGCCAACGCAGCGCAATCAGCACCAGCCGCACCAGAGAAGCTAATCACACCAGAGAACGCAAAAATCATCAACGACTTGATTGAGCGTAAGGGAGCAAACGCCGAGGCTTTTATGAAATACTTCGGAGTCTCGACGGTCTCCGAATTGCCTCAATCGAAATACGTTCAAGCAAAGGACGCTCTTGAGAAGAAACAAGATGTGGGCGCTGAATAATGGAACAGCGCACAGATGAATGGTTCGCTGCTCGCCTTGGCAAAGTCACTGCATCCAAAGTTTCGGATGTGGTGGCAAAGACCAAAAGCGGATATGGCGCAACACGGTCAACGTACATGACTGACCTAGCCATCGAACGCCTGACAGGGAACCCAACAGAGTTCTATGCCAATGCTGCGATGCAGTGGGGAACCGACGTAGAACCACAAGCGCGAGCGGCTTATGAGTTTCTAAATGACGCAGTGGTCGTTGAAGAAGGCTTTATTGAACACCCGTCTATACCAATGTCAGGGGCATCGCCAGATGGCATGGTAAATGACGAGGGAATGCTTGAGATAAAATGTCCCATGAGCAAGACCCACTATGCAACGCTTCTATCTGGCAAAATTGCAAAGAAGTACATCGACCAAATGCAATGGCAGATGGCCTGTGCAGGTCGTCAGTGGTGCGACTTCGTTTCATTTGACCCTCGTATGCCGGAAGGACTGGATTTCTTCTGCAAACGTGTGGATCGGGACGATGAGTATATCGGGGAGCTAGAAACTGAGGTTTCAAAGTTCCTTGAAGAATTAAATGAGCAAGTAACAAAACTAGAAGGATTAAAGAAATGATGCACTTAATGGTAGCTGGCAACGTCGGCAGAGACAGCGAAGTCAGAACAACTCAATCTGGCAAAAGCAATGCAAGCTGGTCCGTCGCTTGTGACACTGGTTTTGGAGACAAGAAAAAGACGACATGGGTGCGCTGTACGATGTGGGGAGAGCGCGGAGAGAAACTGTCTGCCTACATTAAAAAAGGCACCAAGGTCGTTGTTACAGGTGAACCGACAATCAATGAATATGTTGGAAAAGATGGAATTGCAAAAACATCGTTGGAATTGCGTGTGTCAGAGGTTAAGCTGATGGGCGGTGATAGTAATAACGATAGTTACGACCAGTCACCACCACCACAGGTAAATGACGATCTGGGGGATGATTTAATCCCCTTCTGAGATTGGTATGGATTGACGACGCGAAAGCCCGTCAGAGGAAACTCCCTCCTCGTTGAATCCTAAGCTGCCCGCGCCGGGACGGGAATTAATATCCCGGCACCTTTTCAACAAAGGACAAAACAATGAAACACATTTTAAATCTATCCGAAGGCTTTGACATCTACGCAGACGCAAACCAATGGGTTGTCGCTAAAGCCAGGGAAAAGGGTGTTGGGTCGCCAACTGCTCTTGGGTATATAGGCAGTACCAAAGACATCATAATCCGCGTGTGCCGCGAGAAAAACGCGCCTGTTGACCCCATTGCTCACGAAGTTATGGACAAATGGCCAAATCGGTTCTTGGATTGGAAAGAGGAATCGTTCGATGCTGATTCCTAAACAGCATCACGTCAAAGATAAAAATTACCGCAAATCATTCAAAGATGAGTCGTGCTGGAGTTGCGGCACCAATGATGGAACCGTTATCGGTGCGCACATTCGTAAAGGATCAAACGCAGGGATGGGACGTAAGCCAAGCGACGACTTAGTTTTGCCGCTTTGCTTCCAATGCCATTCAGATCAGGAGGACAACCCCGGCGCAGAGTGGTGGCTTGAGAATGTATTGAAGCCAATAGCTCAACGCCGATATCAAATGTTTGTGGAGTCAAAATGACACAAAGAATCATCATCCGAGAGGAACGCCAGCGCCTTCACGCCATTGACAGGATAGCAGCGCTCAATATTGAGACTGTCTGGGACATATCAATCAAGCCATACAAGAAGAACCGCAGTCTTGAGCAGAACGCTTTGATGTGGAAGTGGAACACCATCATAGGGGATCATCTAGGATACACCAAAGACGAGATGCACGAAGAATTTATGCGCAAGTTTTTGCCCCCGGTCATGATTGACACTATGAGCGGGCCAGTCGAGGTATATTCCACCAAGCAACTCAAGGTCAAAGAGATGGCAGAATATCTAAATCACATCGAACGCTTTGCTGCTGAGTACGCGATTGTCCTGCCGTTGCCTGACTGGGAATAATTAATTACAAAATAATGCAATTAAGTGTTTACAATGTTTGCAGGGTTAGGTAATATCTAATCATCAACAACGCAAACGGAGAAAACAAATGGACAACATGATTTCAAAAACAGATGCAGTTATGCTCGTACACCTTCACAGCGATATGCTGGATTTGACCAACGGGCGATCAATGCTCGACAATCCAATAGCCGCTGTTGCACGTTACAAGCGCCTTGTTGCAAAGACTGGATTGTCGATTGCTTCTGATGCTTTCCTAAACAGCCTCGACTATTACGCTGGGGCAGAAAACAGCCACCGCAGCGCTGTAGCGAAAAAGATATTCGCTGCCTAACACAACAACGCAGGGGATCGCATCCCCAACAAGCTGAGGTGCCAGACCTCCCCTCCCCAGAGCCGAAAGGTGGCTGGGGTTTTCGGGTATCAACAACAGGAGACTAAAATGGAATACTTATTTACAGAAGGCCCATGGAAAGTAGAGAATTCAGAAGCAAACGCCGATCTAATCGCAGCAGCAGCCGACATGATGCAGACGCTTGAGGACATCCTTTCAATCATTGAGAATGACGGCATGGCATCTTGGGGAGACACGCCAGATGATGGCAGCTACGTCACCTACAATATGCACAGCATTGACACAATCAAAGAGGACATCAAGTCGGTCATCGCTAAAGCTTTGGGAGCAGCCGAATGACATATTCTGAAATTCTTAAAACTCAGATTAATGCTGGTGAAATAGACACGCTGGACGCCGTCGAGTGGCTGCAAGTTCACGGGATAACTGTGACGATGGCGCTGGCTTTGCTGGGAGACGACGGAGATGATGGATGACGAATAAAATGTTGGACGCGGTTGCGGGTTTAAGTATGTGGCTTGAACAGCAAAATCTTGAACGCAATGATGTAAAAATCACGTTTAAAACTTCCGATGCAGCGAAAGCATTTCGGTGTGCACTTAGCGAACATACATCTATTGCATACCCCACTCCAGAAATAATCATGTTGTTTGGCATTGAAATAGACGATAGCGCGGCTGATTTCTGTCCTAAATGCGGGAGGAAACAATGATTAGATTTTGCTTTTGTATGGCGGCGATGTGCACATTTGTTTTCGTGATGATGCTGCAATTATTTCATTCAATCGACAATCACATGGTTGAATACCAAGAGTGTGGCTACAAATATTGCAAAGCGGAGGAAAAGTAGATGCCGATTGGACATCACAGAAGCGGAAAACCTCAAGTGTGGAATGGTTCAGGAATGGCCAGTTTGAGTCCATCACAGCGCCGCAAGGCGATGGAGAATGCAGCGGATCGCGCTCGTGAACAGCGAACCGGGTGGCCTAGCAGCGTCCAACGAGAAGGCGAGGAGAACAAGCACACCTATCGTCTGGCTGATGCAGAGTGGGCAAAGAGAATGGCTGCGAGTAAATTGAGATGCTAAAAGTATTAGATTTGTTTAGCGGCATTGGTGGGTTTAGCCTTGGATTAGAGCGTACAGGTGGATTTAAAACCGTTGCGTTTTGCGAGATTGAAGAATACCCACGTCGCATTTTAGCAAAGCATTGGCCTGATGTGCCAATTTATGAGGATGTGAAGGAATTAACACATGAGCGATTGGAAGCAGATGGACTTGGAAGAATTGACCTCATCTGCGGGGGATACCCGTGCCAGCCATTTAGTCATGCCGGGGAGCGACGAGGCGCGGAAGATGACCGTTACCTCTGGCCAGAAGTTAAAAGGCTCATGGCTACCGTCCGGCCCCGTTGGGGATTGTTTGAGAACGTTGCTGGACACGTCAGCATGGGCCTCGACGAAGTGCTATCTGACTTGGAAGCAGAAGGCTACACCGGGTTCCCGGTTGTTGTTCCAGCTTGCGCCGTCAATGCCTCGCACAGACGCGACAGGGTGTGGATTTTGGCCCACCGCTCGGAGTTGCAGTGCGATGGCGGCGGAGAATATTCAGAACAGAGTAAACGACAAGTTTCCCAATTTAGAGACAATGGTTGCGAGGAGTTTATGGCCGACGCCGGATGCGTCAATAAGCAAGGACACTCCATTCAAACACCAGAAAGAAAAAGTAGAAAAGGCGCAGAAGGGGGAACGAAACAATCAAATCGGATCAATCTTGGCCTGGGACAAGAGGATTATAAGAGAAGCAGAGCAAACTCAGAACATGGAGCGCGGTGGCTCACTGAACCCGACGTGGGTCGAGTGGCTCATGGGGTTCCCAAGCGGGTGGACAGACTTAAAGGACTAGGCAACGCGGTTGTTCCGCAAATACCAGAGATAATTGGCAACGCGATATTGGAGGCAGAAACATGATATTATCTATAGTCAGCATCATCGAAGAATGGGCAAAACGCATGGCTGAAAGTAAATCAAGATGACTAACGAAATCTCAAAGATTATTGACGAGCTTATCAACGAAGATTCTCGGAATGCGAGGGAGATCGCTGAAGCGGCAAACATTTCCTCACAGCTTTTATCTTCATATCGCAACGCTCGACCGTTCAACTATCGCAGTCAGCCGTGGCAGAAGCTACAAGCGGTGCTGTCTGTTCTAGGCTATGAGTTGGAGATAATGAAGATACACAACCCAAAGCAAGACGCGCTGGATAAGGCGTGGGAGAACTTTGAAGGCGCGGGGGCAGAGCTATGATCTATGTCGCATACGTTTTTGCATACCTGATTATCGGCGCAATTACACTGCGGGTTGGGGAGTGGCACTTTAGAGAAAAAATTCAGCTTGAAATAGCGATGATGTCCGTTTGTCTTTGGCCTATCGCTTGGGTTTTGGTGATATTTTTTGGGGTTATGAAAATCTTAATCCCTGACATTCTTGATCGTGATCTGCCACGGCACGGCCCGCCATCTGACTTTTACAAGAAGGAGCAGGATAAATGACATGGTTTTGGACATCAAACTTTGTTTGCCTTGTGAGGCGTGTCACCGGGCGGGTCGACAGCTACCTATGGTCAAAGCAGACATCGGCTATAAAGGGCCGGAGAACGTCTACGCGGTCTACTCAAGGATAATTAATGCACAGAGTAGTCTTCACCAAAGGCCTCCTGCAAGTATGTAAATTTGGCAAGCTCAAGCAGCAAAATCACCGATTCACTGTGATGTAAATTTCCTCTCATGTATAGGGAGCCATCTTCTTTATCCCAGCCCACCACTATGCAGGATTCAAAAAGCCCTGTAGAACCCTCTAAAATTTCGTCGGCAGTTATGTCTGATGGGAATTTAACTACGTTGTCTGTCATAATAAAAATAACTTTCGTTCTACGGCTCTACGTTTAACCAGACCTAGCAAAACCTTTCCCCCAGCTTTACGCCATTTGGGGAACTCATCTGCCGCGCCCTCGTAATCTCCACGGTTTAGTTTAGATCGGAGGGTTGAGGATTGCAATCGGCCAGAGCCTAGATTAAAGGTAAAGCTCACTAGAGCGTCAAACTGGTTTTGAGTTAGTGCTACCCGAACAAGCCGTCGAACGGATCGTTCCACACTTTGCAACTCCTGCGCCAGAAGTGCTTCACCTTCTTCCAAGGATATTGGACGGTGATCCATAGTGACCCTTTTATGATCGAAGCCATAAGTAGCGCCAAAGCCAATGGTAGCGACGTTAGCCGGGCAAAGATACGGGTCAGGGCTGAAGCCCTCAAAGTGTTTGATAATTTCAAGACCGGGCTTCCCTGTTCTCACGTCTGTTGCTTACGATTAAAAGTGCGTGATCCAAACCAAAATGAAATTACTGCCGCCCAGATGCCGACGATCTCATCAGACCAGACCAGCGAATACATATCGGTATCGATGTAGCCAAACGCCAGCAATAATGTCAGGGCCATAAATTCAATGAACAAGAGGTAGGTTATAAACGGACGCACGCTGGCAGCTAAGTCGGTAATCCATTGAGACGATTGTTTCGTGAGAGATGTCTGGCTTTTTAACAGTGCCTCAGTCTCACGTATGTCTGCCTCGACGTGAACCATGTCTAGCTTCTGGTTGCCGATCTGAATTTGTTGCTCTAGTTGTTTATCCATAAGTTGTAGCTCGTGTGCCTTGTCCTGACGGTCTTGGAAATAATCCATGACTTTAGGAAGAAACGACGTGCCAAAACCTAAAAGTGAGCCGAGTAAACTAATCATTTTATACCTCGTATATTTTCCCGCGAAATTCTATCATGCCCTCGTCAATAACGTGGAACACTTCCGGCCACATTAGGCGACCATCAACGAATGTTAAAGCTGCAAAGCCTGACCGCCAGTTGCGAGGCGTGTCCATAGCGTATTGGAACTGCGGCCCCCAAGGGTGTGCCATTGTGCCAGTGTCTACACCGTAGCGAGTTCCGTTGTAATCAGAGTAAGGAGTTACTTTAAGCGAATGTAGATGACCTGTAACCATACTTTTGCCTGATCCAGCAGTGTTGTTATGGGTCGCATGGACGCCACCTTTCCAACGGTGCATGATAACCGTCTCATCATTAAGCCAAAGCGACCAGCAATGTATCCAGTCTGGAAAGCTGTCGCTAAGATGAAGTCCTGCAACGCCAGCAAACTCCGGTGCCACAGACGCGAGACGGGCCTCAAATCTGGCATCGTGATTTCCAAGCGTCCAGACAAGTTTTGCACCCTTCGCCGCTGATTGTATCTCCCCAAGCCTTTCCGTACACGCATTGATCTCCTCCTCTACAGTTGGTGTGGATTCCCATCCGTTTGGTGGGTGACGGCTGACACTAGCGCCGTCAAAGGCGTCACCGTTCATTACCACGATCTTAGGCTTGAGCATTTCACAAGCCATGACAAACCCTCTGTGTGCCGTAGACACGATGTCAGGCCAATAGTGTGCATCACTGCCCACCAGCACGACGCCGTTCTCAATGTCCATTGTCTGACGGTTAGGATGATATTCGGTTGGGACGGCGGAAGGGGAATGAATAGGCTTGTCGTATTTCTTCTCAAGCCGTCTCCTTCGACCTAACACAGCACGAACATTGATTCCAAGTTTTCTTGCTGTTTGTGCTGCCCCAAATTGTGTGAACAACCCAATAAAATCTTCATCCGAACAAACAGGTGTCGGCATGCCCAGTCTCCTTAAATCGGTTGCTTCAAGCCGTAGGGACGACCTTGTAGCAGCGCGGCCATTACTTGAACCGGAATCTTTTCCGTATTATCGATGCAGTCCCCAGTAATCCAAGCAACCAGCATCCAAGGTGCTTGAGGGGTATACCAGATTGCAACCTTGTCTGCCACCCTTTGAGACTGTGGTGGGGTTTCGTTGTACGCAGAAACAAACGCTTGGGCCTCACCGTTTTCTAAAACCCGCTCCAGTAACTGATTTGAATTGCGCCGCAGCGTGTCTTCTCGCCATATCTCATATCTAGCAAATAATCCATTTGCGCATTCCGCGTTCGTAACGCCACACAAAATTAAGCCAAATGAAAAGACGATTATCGCGCAGACGTATTTCATTTTCTTTTAGACTTCCACTCAGCCCACACGATCTTCAGCCTAATAATCACCGCCACTAATGTGACTAGCCCAACTGCGATACTAATTCCGCCATCAAAGAAATCCATCCATGTCAGACTGATGGCTGGCACGATGACGGCAATGTCGGCTGCAATTTTGTCTTTCATTTCGGGTGGCTCCCGTTGTGCATTTTGTACATCCGCTCAGAACTCTCGCGCAGATACGTTAATTCTTTCTTAACTTCTGCAATTTCTCGCGACTGTTTGTCGAGGTTCGCTGGTGATAGTATATGACCTAGTACGCCTACCTGATGTTTAAACACCGCCGAACCACTCTCAATAGTATCAAGCCTCGTGTTAATGATTTCCATCTCTCTTTGGACAGCCTTTAGGTCTTCAATGACACGGGAAAGCTGAGATTTCACCACTGCGAACGCCCCAGCCAAAGTTGCAACAAGGCTGATAAACTGTACTAACTCACGGGTTCCTAGTTCCATAGTTTAGCCCCTGCCCGGTTGGCCCACACGATTGCTCCAGCGATGACCACTGCCGAAATGACGGCTATCATTTTTAAAGCCTCAATAATGTACCTAATAATTTTATCGTAGAACGCTTCATCTTCTAGCGCTTGTGCAGCCGCTGCTTCTTTAGCTTTCTTACGCTTTGCCTTACGCTCTTCAAGCAGTGCTTCACGAGTAGCTAGAATTTCATCCCACGCCCCAAGGCCAAAGCGATTATCGATTCGGATGCCCAAATTTTCTATCTGGCGATCCACCTGCTTCTGCTCTAAGACCATAGCAGCTACTGCACCGACGCTTAGTTCGTCTTCTTCGTCTTCGCCCATCTTCTTACTAAAGAACTTGTGCAGCTTTGACTTAGGCTTGGCCGTCTTCTGTTTCTTTTTGAGTTCTCTTGCAGCCGCGTCCCGGTGATGGAACAGCGCGTCTAGTCCTGCACTAATTCCTTGCACGTCATTAGCCGTATCAACCGCTGACTTAACAGCATCGACTGCACCTTTAACTAAGGCAAATGCTGCAAGAGATTCAGCGATCATTGTTAGCTAGGCTCTTGAGGCCAAGTAATATTATCCACGTCAGACTGTGATGGCACGTCTCTCAGGGCTTGGCGATACGTTGCCCATGCCGCTGTGTCGCCGGGGGCGTCTGCTACTTGGGTGTAGTCGGATGCAGCAAGAAGCTGGTCTCGTTGTGATCTAACTTCAGCCCACTTAGCTGCAAGAGCGTCAGCGGCTTCTTGATCCGTATCTACAACAACTGAACTTCCAGATACTCTAAGATAGCCTTGAGAACCACTTGGCAGTTCCGCATAGAATGCGTTGCTGTACCCTTCGCTGACCATAATCGCTACATTCGCTTGTGCAGCATCTTCTGTGTCTGCTCTGCCTTCAGCGAGGATTACGTTATTGCTGTCCCATTCGGCTACACATATGTATGTCATGCTCTTGCCCGCCTATATAATATGAACTCGCCCGAAGTAAAATTGCCTGACGTTGCAACTACGCGAAGTGCAGTAACAACTGCCGCTGTTTCGTGCGCTTGTGAAAGCAAACCCCCGACGTAGTCACCAGCGCTATTTTCGCCCCAAAATCTCAGAATAGCTTGTGTAAATTCATTTGCCGCAGGATTGTGAATTACCATGTCACCGTGCCACTTCTCAGTAGCGACTGCGCCACCTAGTGTTGACAAGACCCACCAAGTAAAACCAGCCGTTGGGGCGTTGGCAGCGCTGATCACAGTAGTGTCATAACGAAATCCGCCGCCCTTGTAGCCAGATGTTACAAAGGTTGGGCCAGCGCCTGTCCCTAACTGAACCTTTGGCGCGTTTGCGGCTGAAGTATCTGCGCTGTTTTTTATGTCTGTGCAGGTAATGTAATAGTCGTACCCGGCTTCAATAGTATGACTGAATGTCATTGTTGTGCTGCTCGATGCTGTTTCTTTCTCAACAAACTCCCATGCTCCCCCGCCAGCAGGGGCTGCGCTAGTCCATGCAGAACCATTAGAAGTCAACACATTACCTGATGTTGACGGTGCTACATACGGAAGTGCTAAATCAAGGATGCCTTGGACAGTGTCTTCTTTTAATTTGCCGCTGTCCGTTGCGTCAGAGAAAATAATTGCATCAGCCGCTGTGATTGTTGTGTCTGTTAATCCAGCTAGTCCAGCGTGAAGTCCGGCAGGTGTGACGGCTCTCACCGTGTCGGTTCCTGTTGTGACTTCAGCCGACGTTGCAAGCTCCACAATACCGGAAGCTGTTGCCGACGCAGCCGACTCATCACCCGTGTTTGTGCCACTTAAATTGTTGGCTGCAATGTTTCCACTGTCGTCAGCCGTTACACCAGAGTTTTGTAATATTTTACCGCCTGTTCCATCATACCGAGCTAACGCATTGTCTGTGGCAGATGCTGGGCCAGATACGTCACCAGACCCATCTGTGCCTTTATCGCCAGCACGAGCAAAGCCAATAAATGTGGCTTCAGAATTACTAAATGTTCCGTTAGATGAAACATGAGTGACTGCAATTTGGACCCACCCAGAATTGTCGGTTAGGCCAGTTATGTCAAAACTAGCAATGTCACCGCTTGCCGTTGTAAAACTTAACGACCCTTTGACGGTGTTTGTGCTATCATCAAAAGATATGATGACGGCTGACCTGTCATTACCGCTTGCGTCTAAATCGTCGATTGCAATCGCGGAGACGCTAGATATTGTTCCATTATTAAATCTGACATTTCCGCTACCCGGATCAGCCATAGTTGTTGTTGTGCTAAAATTGTATGATAAGACAGAAGCAGACGCCGCAGAAGCTGATGCAGACGCCGCAGAAGCTGATGTCGATGCTGATGATGCGCTTGCGGATGCTTTGGTAGAATAGTGCTTGGCGCTGTATTCGCTGCCATCAACAGTATCGTCTTCTGCTGCGGTAGCCCACTCTTTGGCTGCGCCCTTGCCAGCAGTGTCTGTGACACCTGTACCGCCTATCGCATACGCCTTGGAACTGTACTCAGAGCTTTCCACCACTCCGTCAGTTTTTGTTGCCCAGTTCTCGGCCAACGTTGACTGAGTGATATCAATGTATGCAGAAACAATCTGGAAGTTTGTGCCGTCATAAATGGCAATAACCTTTTGGCCGTTGACAATATCCCCGGCGTCCATCGCGTCAGTGACGTTCTTCTTTAATGATTTAACGCCAACGCTGTCCACGTTAATCGTCACCGCGCCAGTGTTTGTTGCACCAGCCTCAAAGGCTATGACAAGGCCGTCATAGTATGCTGACAGAGTTTGGTTCGCAGAGATAGTAATTGCGTTAGCCGACCCTCCAGCAGAAAGTGAGGCGTTCGTGTCCTTGTCCCAACGTGCAATGATGCCCTCTAATGCGCGAGCGCCATTGTTCACTGTGGACGGCAACTGGTTCTCTGGGAACCGTGACGTGTTGTCTGCGTCTACGACGTTTAGTGAATTTATTTCAGCCATTGTTGTTGTGCTCCTAACACGCCGCCAGTGTACCCGCCAAGGCCGCTAGTTGCACCTTGGAATAGACCGCCACCATAACTTAATGGGCGCATAATTGCACCTTCTTGCATAATCCGAAATGCTTCTGCCTTGTCTGCGGCTTTAGGTGAGGCGAGCAGACGAGACACGACTTGAGAAACATCTTCTGGCTGAGGTGCCATTTTATTTAAAGCGCCACGAAGAAGCATCGTCGTCGGGTCTGCACCCGTAACAACTTCGGGAATGTAATTAAGCAAACTATTACCAGCACTCTGTCGTTGTGATGTTTGTGACCCACTAAGTTCAGCAAATGTTTTGGCTTTTGCGGCTTCACTCTTTACTGTTTTACGGAACTCGCGTGCGCCAGCCTTCCCAAGGAGATCGTCCATTGCTTCTCTAGCGGCTCTTGAATTAAATATATTTGTAACGTCAGCGTATGGCGGCTTGCCTTTGATCTTCTTGACTAATACCGAAGCAGCACCCGAACGGAAAGCCTCAAGCTCATGCGCCCCCATTTTGGCAATGTCAGCTTTGCCAAACCCAGCCATGGCGCTTTTTTCGGCATCCAAGCTCTGCATAAACTTTCGACCATTTTCAGCAGCTTCCATTGCTGCCGACTGCCCTGCATAAGTTGAGCGGGCGTTCTTGTAATCTGGGATTATATCGTCTAAGTGGTCACGGAACCTATCACGCAGACCTTTCGCGCTTGAACCCATAGTGCCGCTTTTCTTAAATTCTTTCTCAACAATCGCGTCAAAACCCTGCTTCATATAGTCGAGCATTCTTGCGTTAGGCTGTGCATACACTTTTCCAGCGTCTGTCTTGGTAAAGAGTTTAGGCAATGTTACACCCTCACGCTCTGCGATTGTTTGAGCGAGCTTGTACGCCTGTTTTGCGTCTTTGGTTTCAAAGAAGCCCTTTAATTCGTCAGTAAGTGGCACCTTTGTCTCGTAGACCTTGCCATAGTTTTTACTAGCGAGTGCGCGTCTTGACTTCCCGATTGCTTCAATCGTATCAGCAGCACCATCGCTTGATATTTGCTTGTTAACCTGCGGCAAGATACGTGCGTCCTGTGACGCCTGTCGAGCAGCCAAGAACTTCGCTTGTGGCCCACCACCAATGTTTCTGACAGCCGCACCCGCCGCACGTTGAGTGTCAACAGGGGCATAATCAGCGATAACGCTTAGAGGGTCGGCATTGACCTTTTTCTCTAATGCAGCGACTTGCTTCCTTGGGATGGTCGCTTGAATTACGTTTGCCGCTTGTCTTTGAGCGCCGCCGGGGAGAATGCGACCAACAGCCGAAACGCCTTTTTGAATGGCGTGTCCTATCGCTGGGAAAGCAGCGCCACCAAATGCGCCAATCGCACCACCAAGCGCCGTGTCGCCAAGGGTGCCTAATGGATTATCCACAGTCCCCTTTGTGCTCATGCCATAGCCTGTACCAGCGCCTTGAGCCGCTCCTTGCATACTGCCACGCAGTGCCTTCGCGCCTAGTGATAAACCTTTTCCTGCGATAAACCTCCCAGCACCCAGACCTCCCGTAAGCAGCGAACCACCACCTTGCAACGCAAGAGTTCCGAGTGTTCCTAAATCGTCTTCTGTCGCCTTCATGTCGGCGCGTACTTGTTTGAGTCTTTCAGCATATGCTTCTTGGACAGGTTTGCCTTGGACAATTGCGTCTGCACCCGCTTGAAATGCAGCAGATATTTCATCGCCGACGCCCATAAGCATACCTTGACCAAAAATCTGCTGTGCATAATCGACCAAATTCGGATCAAACCCATTAGGAACCTGCCCAGCCGCTTTGGCCTCTAATTCTTTAAGCCTTTCAAGTTCTCGTAATTCTTGAAGTTCTTCTTGTGGGGTCATTGGTTTGGCCCTTTCCTATGTTTTGCTTTAAGCGCCTCTAACTCTTTAAGTTCACTTTCTGTCATTGGGGGTGGTGGACTACCCGTTGAAAATATACTTCTATCAATTCGTGGCTTGTACAGGTCATAGATACCACTGAAAGCGCGGTTTGCATCAAGCCCCCCGTACCCATAACTGGCAAACCGTTCCCTTTCAGACGTCAACCTGTTTTGTACCGTTCTGTCAGCAGTGTCGAATTGGTTTCTGGCTTGGCCTAAAAGTTTCTTGCGCTCAGTAGGAGTCAAAACATCACCGCTCGACACCTTGCCCAACATACTTTTCAAATACCCCGGCAAGCCGCCCGTCTGTGCAGCCATGCCAAATTCACTTTCTCTGACGACAGAAGTCGGGTCAAGCATTTTCATAAAGCCGAAGATCAGTGCAAGGTCAGCAGCGCCCTGACCTGACGCTATAACCTGAGAAGGGTTGATAGGCACCCCGTCAATCGAGAAGCCATCCCTTATTTGCTGCGTTGCCATTGCCGGGTTGTCTTGCGTTGCCTCAAGTGCTTTGAACGCGTTGATACGCTCCAGCGAGGGTTTAAGTGCTGCCGAGACTCTCTTGTTTGCGGCACTCTCAAGTGTAACAATATCTTTTGCCTTCAACCCACCTTCACCGGAAACTTTGAGGCGCTCGATTTCCTTTTTACGCTCAAAATCAAGGGTAGCAGCATCAGACGCAGCCTTCGCAGCAATGTCTGCCTGCAAAGCCCCGACTGAGTTAGCTTCCATCCTTGCCCTCTGTAAGGGGTCCATTGCACTTAAAGCAGCACCAGCGCCAACTGTTGGCCCCATCTGACCACCCGCAGCACCGCCGCCCATTGTCTTGCTATTGACGTATCGATCCGCGACAAGTTGTGCTTGGGCCTCTTGCGCCTGTTTCCGCTTGGCAGCATCAATATCCATTCGCGTTTGCTCCATCTGGGCTTGAGCTTGCTGATATTGTAAGTTCTGAAGCTGCCCCTCTTTTGCTCTTTCTATTTCGCTCTGGTAACCTTGACCAAATGCAGCGCCACCTTGACCCAGTGCAGACATGAATGATGTCGGCATCTTTGAGTATCCCCCAGAGGCAGATAGGCTTTGACCAAGTTGCAACAAGCCTTGCGTAAGTCCTCGCTCTTTATCAGCAGCGGTGGGTAGTAATGGTTTGTATGTCGCCATTTAATTGATCCTTATGTACGGAATATCCCCGAACCCTTTCCAAACAATGAAGTCCCGATCCCAGCAAGTGACGATGCCGCCCCAAGATATTCAGCGGGTTTATTGCGATAGAGGGGCGTAGTCTGAGAACCTTGTGACCCATACCCGCCCTTGATTAGTGCCATGTAATTAGACAAGGCATCTTTAGGTGCATTCTGTTCTGCGTAGAACCTGTTAATATCATCTTGCAATTCAACGCCAGCCATGCCTTCACGTTCTGCGCCAACCTGCTTCAACTGAGCAATGTCTGTGTAATCTTGAGCAGCCATGTCAGGTGCGAGCAGTCCCGCTTGCATTTGACGGTTACGCTCGTCACCATACATAGACGCAGACATTGTTCCAGCAACGTCGCCAACTTGCCTTAGTAATGTCTCACCTGCACGTTGTTGACCGCGTTGCTGTAGACCAGAGCCGTATCGACCTGCGCCACTGAACCCAGACTGAATGCCCGGAAGGACATCTTCGTTGAACGTCTCAACCATAGGCCGTGTTGCTGCGGTGACTGCCTGTTGGAAATACGGGTTCCCCGCCGACAAATAGTCGCCCTCAAGCGTGTCTTGAACCATTGCCTGCCCAGCTTGCGTAACTGGTGATCCAGCCAATGCGCGTTGTTCTTGCATTTGCAGACCTGTCTCAGACTGAGGCGCAAATGGCACAACTGCACTATTTGGGTATGGCTCTGTGGGCTTCTCTAAGACATTTGTCTTTGCAAGCTCAAACCCTGATTCCAAGTATGGCTGCTGTTTGGCCCAAGGGGCGTTGTCTGTTTGGACAGTTTGATATGTTGCTGGTTCGCTGTCACCACTCATTAGGTTATCCTCGTAATTGGGGCGGGAACAAACTTGTTGCCTTCCCACCAATTTCTTTTGAACTCATATTGTGGGCGCATTGCTACTGGAACAGGGTTTAACAACGTTGGATTTGCTTGAGGGGCTTGAGGGGCTTGGAGTATGGGTTTGTATAGATAGTCAGGCCCACCATCTGAATCATCGTCGCCAATTATCCCCAAAGGGTTTGGATCGCTTGGCGGGTTTGCAGCTTCCATTGCGTCAGCTAACGTGCCATAGGCGGGGTTAATCCCTGTTATTGACTCCCTAACGCCGGGGACAGGCGAAAATAGATCGCTTAAAAATCCTGCTACATCAGTCGTTGTGCTTGTAGATGTTGGGCCTGTGAAACCAACTCCTGTCATTGGCGCGTTGGGGGTGTGAACATTTGGTTCCGCGAAGAAAGCTGGTGCAAATGATGCAGGACCAACATTAGAACCAGCGGAACCTTGAACGGCGGCACCTTGACCGCCAGCACCTTGACCGCCGTCAGGACCAGTGCCAACACCACCCGCGCCGCCGACATCAGCACCCGCGCCTGAGTCGCCCTCGTCGCCGCCCTCGTCGCCGCCTTCGCCGTCACCACTCATTTAATAACCCTTTGCTTTACCATCAAATCGGAACTGATCCGTCTTGATTTTTTGTGCCGCCGCCATTCTGCTTTTGGATAGTCTGGGAATAGGTCGCGGCATTTACGGTACAGTTTTCGAGCATCCCCAAATGGGGTTATGAAATCTGCGAAGATAAGAACGTTGCCGCTTCTCCAATCTTCAACTTGCAATCTGTAGCTACCGTCAAGAAACATATCAGCTTTTTCTCTGTCTGTAAATCCCCATGACACCCAACCGTGTAATTGATTATTTCGAAACAATCCGATGTTTTGCATAGAGTTAACAGGCGGGATAATAATGCGAGAGACTTGCTCCATGTTCCAGTTTTTATGAACATCCGATTGCGACATTAAATGTATAACGTGATCCAATGGCGCTGGGGAAAATACCTCAGTCATTAGCCAACCAATATTATCTTGTATGTATTATCCGTGTGGCCGCTGTTTGTATGGATTAGTGACATCGACCCATTTACAGGGTTGCTAAAGTCTCTGTATGGGAACACTGCCGCAGACGCGGCGTTCGCAGTTGTTGGGATTGCTATTGCCACAGTGTTAACGCCTATGCGGCTGTCTGTGACTGTTGTAGAATGCGCACTTGCCGTTGCCGTGAAGTCGATGACGTTGTTTGTGCGACCTTTAAGCACCGCAGATATTGACTGCGACTGAATGCGGTTGAATCGTCGTTGGTCTTCTAGGTCTGTTGGCGGCTCTGGGAATGTTGAGACTGTCATTGATCTTTGCCTATTTTTTAAGAGTTGGCAGAACGCCCATTAAAAATCACCATTACTAAAAATTTAAAATATATTTTGCGTATAACATTTTATCTCTTGTGGTAGGGTTATATCTTGCGTTAGCCGAAAAACCGCCATTCTTAAAGTTTGCGCTGATGTCGTCAGATTGTGGGTTGTAGTTTGCCCCAGCAGATATATCGCCGTCTTGGTAGTTGAGACCTACATTGTCAATGAACGTGTCGCCATAGCTTATCTCTGCTGGTGCGCCCATGTCTTGCATTTCTTGCGGCAGGTAGACATCACCTCTATAGTGCGACCCGCCAAGGGACGCCCCAAGCAGAGCATTTTTAGCTAGAAAATCAGCGGGTAGCCTTGCCTCTACACCACCCGACACCCCATATCCACCTTGCCTTACGCCGTGTTCCCCAACATCAGTAACAGGCTTCCCCGACCCGCTACCATGAATTCTAAAAGACTGTGCTATCTCATCAGCGATTGACGGGGGCGTTGGCAGTCCTCTTTGAGGCATAAAATCTGTTTCTTCTGGGGTTCCTGTGTATGCTATCTCTTGGTTTGCATCTGCGTAGTCTACCGCAGATTCTCCATCTGGCGATACCGGGACATTAAGAAGCTGCAATATCTCATCCAATGTTAATTCTTGGTCTACTGGGAGAACACCATCTTGCGGTGTGTAATTAAGGACAGCCATCAGAACTCACCATCTTCTGTTACAGCTAAGTCAACTCCCTGCGCGTGTGACCACAAGGCGTCTTCTGCAATGTCAATTTGGATACGCGCATATCTGCAAGATCGTGTGAAGTTAGCCATGCCGTCAGTGTCCACTGAGTTAGGCCCGTCAGTCGATACAGAGCCGCTGGGGCTGTCCCTGTAGACTAAGCTGGCCGTATAGGTGCCACCGTCAACGTATGGCCGCACACCATCAACGTAGAGCCTCTCATTGGGCTTTGTGAACAGTTCCATGCCCCCGACTTCCGTTGTTGTCATTGTTGCGGGTAATGCACCACCAGCAAAAGAAGCCAGCTTGAAATTAGCGTCAAAGCCAGACAACACTAGCTGCCCCTCAATCCAGATGCGGCTGTCGAAAGAAGTTGTGATCGTGTCAACATTACCGAAGCTGTTTAGCTGCTCTAGTGTGTATGACTTTGTGATCTCTGAGAACAGCGTGTAGCAACTCTGCTTGCCATAAGTCCACCGCTGGGTCTCCCAGTTGTAAACTATCAACGTGTCAGGCTCGCCTGTAGAACTAGGGGCCGAAGGGTATGACCAGTATATCTGTTTCTTTACGGGATCAGCCCCGCTGCTAACTCTGTCAATGTAATTAAAATCCAAATCGTCGAAGAAGAACTCATCAACTTTCTGCGCCCCTATTGGTTGAGATTGTGACCCGTCGAATAAGAAGAACCCGTCCTCGCCAATGTAAGCCGCAAAAGGGCCGACGTTGACAACAGAGTTTGCAATAAACGCACCGCGCCCACGCTCTACTTCCGTAAAGCTGAAGACTAACGGCGCACCCTCATAACTAACCCGGTATATTGACTTGTCCATGAATACAGCACCGTCAGCACCACCAACAGCACCAGTGATAGCTTGCACTTTCCCACCAGACGGGAGGTCTTGCCGATCAGACTGAGCTTGCGCCGCAGCGCTTGACCCAATAGACGGCCACGTAGTGGGGTCGTCAATGGATGACCACCAAACACGGTTAGGAACCGATCCGTCTGTTGAGTCCCAAGTGTTCCCCGTCATGACAAAATTGTTAATGACAGCAATGTGTTTTGCTCGCGGCGCTGCGGCTGCTAAGTCAGCAAAGTCGGAACTGGAGAGCATAACGTAGCTCTGTATTGGGTCTGTGTGACCGTTGCAACAAATAACTCTGTTGCCGTATGAAATGAACTCCCAGTTGTCTTTCGCAGCGACAGTATAGGCTCCAGTACTCTTTGAGATTTCGTCCCATGCTGTAGCATTTAATTTGTATAGATCGCTTGAATCCCCTGCAAATGTTGCAAACGTACCATCCGAAGCACGGAACGCTCCAGCGCCCCTTGGCCGCTCAGTCAGCGCGTCCACAACTGACGACAACTTTGGCATAGGCCCATATGATGAACCTGTGGTCGAGAGAACGTTCTGAGCAATTGTTGCGCCGGGGTTTTGATAGTCGGCCTTGTCAGGCTCCCAAGAACCGAATTCAAGCATCTTAATAACCCCTGTTTATGTCAAATCGGCCAGCCTTAATAATGGCGCTATCAACGCGGGAAGTTGCGTTACGACGAGAACGGTTGTCGTTACGATTTAAGTCATTTATTGCAACATCAAGACCACTTGACCACAGTCCCACGTCTTCCAGCTTCTTGGTGTATGCTTTCGCCTCAAGAAGTGACGCATACAAATATGCATCTGGTGCATTTTGCAGAAGCCAGTTCGTGTCGTCTGTCTCAACGTCCCACTTGTTAAAGTAGTTCAATGAAAGGTCGTATGCCTTGTCTGTGATTATATTGAACAGCAAGTTGTAGCCATTAGTGATGGCGTAAAGTCTTGGTCTGCCCGAAGTTGACCCATAACTTGTCTGGCTGTTTAGGTTCTTGACTGACTGAGCCGTCAAAGAATCTTTGTCATCCGAGTGGATAACGTCGATTGTCTCAATCCAATCCGAAGGCAATGCAATAGTGTTTGTCCCAGCAGGGACTGACAGCGTTGTCGTCGTCTCTTGTTGGAGCAGACGTAGCTTTCTGTTCAATCGAGATTCAGCAAACTGCACGAAGTTAGAAAGCACCGTGTCTGATAAATCAGAGCGGTGCAAGTAATCGGCAAGGGTTGTCTTTAAATTGGTGTAATTAGTTATTGCCATTTTTCTTCCCCTTGCGCGACTTCACAGCCTTCACAGGCTTTACAACAGGGGTAGGCTTATCAACAGCGCCAGGGTCTGGTGACCAACCAGAAGGGATATCTGCGCGGTTGACAATCATTTGGTCAAACCCACCGTCATTGTTTTTACGGTATACCTTACAACGAGACGCCATGTTACCCCTCCAATAAAAGAAAACGGGGAGAGCAGAAACCCTCCCCGCCATTCTACTTAGTTGTTGCCGATGCGGCAAGCCAACTGTGGACGGATAGCCTTGTACCCGTAGAGGACATCCATACGGCAAGGGAACTTGTCGTTGTTGATGTCGTAGTCACGGACGATCCGCATTGAGACGCCGTCAAGCTGCTTACGAGCAGCCATGTCAACACCCTTTGGCATTACCAAGTCAGCCGTTGCAAAAGCAAATGCGTCTTTGTGATATGCCATTGAGCATGAGTAGACAGACGAAGCACCGCCACCGAGTTTGTTAATCGGAGCGTCGTTCGCTGGTGAAGCAGTAACGTTCTGAGCACCACCTGATACGACAATTGCCGGGGAGATGTTCAGAGTAGTTGCTGATGCACTGTAGTCAGAAGTTACAACAAACTGTTGTAGCTCGCCTGTGTCAGCTTTGGTCTCTGGGTGTACGCGGTTAACGCCAGTAATTGTGACAATGTCACCTGCCGTCAACGTGCCAGAACCTTCTGAGCCTGTAGTGATTGCCGAGCCAACTTGGCTTGCGCCGTCAACAAGGTGATCACCCGTGCCGTCGTCAGTACCAGAGGTATGAGTTGGCCACAGGGTGTTTTCGTAAATGCCGTCAAAGCCAGCAAACGGACCAGCCAAGCGACCTTGCTTGTAGTTGCTAGAAAGTTTGTCTTGAGCATTGAACAAGCCCTTGAGAGCGTCAACCATATCGATGTTTGATTGCGTGTCCAAGTTAAGGCAACGCGCATCATATGGAGCAAGGCTGTCTGTAAGGCGCTTGCCAGCTTCAAGAGCTTTTGCAAACGTCATTGCAGAACCAGCGTTGTCTACAAAGTTGTATACTTCTTTGTAAACGCTATCCATCATGTCGTGCTCGATATTGGCTGCAAGTACTGACATTGCTGGCTCAAGAATCCGCTCTGAGAAGCTGTCGATGTCCATCGTCAATTCTTCAGATGAGAAGTTAACGTCAACGCCCTTCTGGTTTGTAACCGGGAGAGCAACGCTTGTCTCTGTCGTGTCTTGCGCGGAAAGTGTTGCGCCAGAACGAACAGTGTATTCGTTTGGTAAACGAACGCGGAGAGTGTCACCAATTTTAGCGCCAGACTTTGCAAAACTTGCATCGTATTGACGGTTGACGGAACCGATAAAGTTAAGTTTTTGATGGAGGATCATCAACGCTTGGTTGGTGATCATATCAATCGTTAGGTTAGTGTTAGCCATAGTCGTTATCCTTGTTTACGCTTCCGAGCCATGTATGCCTCTCTGTATGTGGCAGGATCGGAAATCTTGGAGAGGTCTGACGGTGCCCTCTGTCGCCTTGCTTTAACTGCCTTTGGTGGCTTCTTTGCCTCAACAGGCTGCTTCGACTTGGCGCTTTTAGACTTCGCCGCTTGAATAGCTTTGTACCCAACTTGTGCATAGTAGATTGCTTTGATCTCTTGAGGTGTTACTGCCTTCGATACTGATTCTGCATCGAACCCCATTGTCTCAACTGCAAACTTGCCAAGCTCAGTTTTAAGCTCGTCGCCCCAGTTTGGAATTTCAGACCGCATTGCGTCGTCAGTGCGCTTGGCCGTCGTGGCCAAGTTTTCGTTGTAAATCTGCTGACGCTTCTGTTCGGCTACCTGTACATCTTGAACGAGAGCGTTTTTCGCTTGCCCTAACTGCTCCATCTGATGTCGGAGCTTGGTCGCGGAAGCTAAATCTGCGTCATAAGCTGCATTCCAATCGTAGGCTTGGAATTGTGACAACTGTTGATCAATCGCCGCAATGTTTGCCATATTCTCAGAATGAGCCGCTGACACTTCGGCATATTGACGAAATTGCTGTTGTTCAGCCTCAATGACCTTCCGCTGCTCTGCGAGCGCTTGAGTCTTGTGAGTGTAGTCCTGTTCCCGCATAACCGCATCTTTGATTTCTGCCGGAACTTTAAACTTCTTGCCGTCGAACTCAATCTCGACACTGCCCGACAACTCTTCAGATTCAGACTCATCATCGTCGTCTTCGTCGTCGTCATCGAAGCCGTCATATTCGTCAGGCTCCGTGTCAATGGACTTGTTATCGTCCTCTCCAGTGACTTCTTCATCTGCATCAGGCTGGTCGTATTCGACTTCATCAGCATCAGGCATGGACGTGTCAACTGCAACGCTACCCATTTCTTCTTCTATCATAACAAAAACCCTAATAATCGGCAAGAATAAGTAACAACGTCGGAATGACGTTATTTTTGGCTACTCTTGTTGCTGCCGCTACAACAAGAACCACACCCATTGTATCTATGTTATTCCAAATCTTTTCCGTTAGCCAAGTCAACAATGCTTATGTCTATCTCTGGTGCCATTGCCTCTGAGACCATTACGCTTGCATCAGCTTCAGCCTTGAACCGTTCAATGTCTAATCTCTGCTGGTCAATAGATACTTTCGCCTCTTCAATCGACAGCTTTCTTTCCTCAAGCGCGGAATCAATTTCAACCTTCGCTTGGTCATGGCTCAACTCCATCTGCTTAATGACAACAGGCGTGTCGTCTACCGGGTCTTGCTGCATTGCCTTTGCTGCGTCTAGCTCTAACTGTTGACGCTTGTATTCTGCATCGACTTCAGCCTTGAGGCGCTCCGTCTCAGCCTTCAAGCGGTTAGTCTCAGCGTTGGCTGAATCAATCCCTAGCTTCTCACGATCCACTTGAATCTCTGCCATCTTTGCTTCACGGCCAGCCATCAACTGTTGAATGACTGCGTCCATCTCTTTGACTTGATTTGCGAGTGCCGCAGCTTGCGGGTCTTGCGCTTCGTCAATTACGCCCGGTGGCAATATAGCTTTCAAGCGTTTAGCGAAGGCGTCAGCGTTTGGCCAGTCCATGCTCTCAACAACCAAGTCTCCGGTGACCTGCGCTGCCTGTGGAAACGCTTGGAGCAAGGCAATCATGCTGTTTCTAGCCTCTTCACGTTGGGTCGTGTATGACGGCCCAGCCTTGACCACAACGTCATACTTTCCGACACGCAAGTCGTATACGCTGTTAATGGCTTCCATTTGATTCTTCGCATGATCTGGGAGCATTTCTTCTTTAGATTGGAATGGCGCGTTAACTCGAACGGTCTGCGGTTGCTCGTCTTGCCCGATAATCCGCAGGATACGATCTTGGCTGTATATGTGTGGGATCAGGTCAAGGATAACAATGCCAGCATGGCGAATGGCGCGGCTCATGTTGTCAATGAAATGAAACGTTGACGTGTCGCCCTCGCGTATTCTCTTGCTGATCGCTACGCCACTGATCTCGTTTGACTGTGCGCCCATAGAAGCATCGTGTAGACCCATCACAGACTTCATGTCGTCTGATGCGTTTAGTGCTTCTTGTAGCGCTCCGGCTGGTGGTCCAGCAAACGGCTGACGCTGTGGCGGGACATCGCCGTCGTATTCTAGAAATGGAAGCGTCTCAGTGTTGGCTACTTGCCAATTTTGCAGGTCTGTATCAAACGAACCTGCTGGGCCTATCCACGGAGCTTTTGGAGCCAATGCGACTAGCTCTGTCGTTGTTGTCCTCCAGTAGTTGTACATCCGCTGCGCATCTTTTGCGAAGTGAATTAAGCTATAGAAGTGTCGCTCGCCCTCGTGATAAACCTCTTCGCCATAAACGGGAATGACAGGAATAAACGACCCCTCCCACTCGTCGGTCTCCAGAATTTCTTGACCGTTCAGAACGTATCGTTTCACAACGCTTTTCGTTGACTTGCGCGTCTTCACCACTTGGATGCCCATTGCATCTAGCGTGGCCTGCATCTCGTCAAGCATCTCGTCTGTCACAACGTCGCCAGTGTCTAGCTGGTGGATGTCGTATTCTTCTTGCTTGCGGCACCAGTACTCAGCGAGACGGACTGACTTGTCCTCAAACCACAACGCCTCTCTGTCGGTGTATGAACCCGCGTTGAAGTCAATCGGGTCTGCGTCAGGGTAGGCCACCTCAAATTCGTCAAGTGGCATCATCTCCGTAATAAAACAATAATCCCAGTCGCTAGAGTCTGCTGCGGTTGAGTTGGCGTCTGGGTAAACTGTCAGCGGGTTGAGGATGCGATTGATCCTGATGTCCATATCAAACGTGTCTGCGTCACTATAGTCTACGTCAACTCTGAAGTACCCCATGCCGCCAGACGCGGCGCAATCGATTGCAGTGTCGTATGCAAGGTCAGCCTTTGAGATGTTTTCAATGTTTTTAATTAGTCCGTTGAGGACTTCCGCTGTGTTTGGATCGCCAGAACTGTCCTGCGGCATAACCTTGATCTGCGGCTTGTTCTGTCTTGCGTCGTTAGATACTTGACGGATAAACGACGGCAACCTGTTTACTGTCAGCATTGGCCGACCATCTTGGCGTCGTCGTTCTGCGTCGTTGTCGTCCCACTGCTCACCCATACGGGCAAACTTCACGTCCTGCTCATAGCGACGTTGGTTTTCTTCCCACACTTCCTGAGACTGTTCAAACTGCTCTAGGGCTTCCTCGTGGATGTCTTCAAGTTGATCTTCTTCGGAAGACCCGCTGTTGTCGCCATCGTACATTGCCATTCATTCGCCCTCAAAGCGTTAAAAGATTTTAAAAATTAACACATAACCACATATTTCTCAAGCCATCCATCCCCCGCGCTTTGGCTGACGTGTTTTGTTAGGCTTTTTGCGTATCAACGCCGGGAACAATTCCGTGAAAAGCCAGACGGCGCTATCAACTCGATCCGGCGACCCTGGCCCCTCGTACCCCGCAGATGTCATCTGACAAAGCTGCATCTCAAGCTCTGGGAACGACCCAACATGGCTTATCGTGTTGCTTGAGTATAATGCGCTGATAGGCTCCGCACGGACGTGTTTTCCACGAGTTGCGACAACCTCAACTATCTTAATGTTTGGTCTAACCGTGTGAAGTGTGTGCCGCACCATGTCGCCACCTTGGTTTCGCTCAACGACAATGGCATCTGCCTCGTATCGGTCATACGTTGCTATGGCTCTCTCAGCCCACTGGCGGGGCGAGCCTTTCATTGTCACGTCGTCCAAGAGATAGCCGCGCTTGTCTTCGCCGATGCCGCCGACTGTTATGCCGTGCTCGTCAGACCCGCTCTCATTCGATATAGCAGGATCAACACTTACCAATACCCTGTTCATCAGAGGCGCTTCGTCTCTGCGGTTCTCGTGAATGTTCGTCATGTTGAATATTGCATTTGCAGCCATTGGCATGTGTTCACCAAGCCAGACGTGTGAGTACATATCTGGCAGGTTGTTATAGTCGTGCTGACGCTCTTGCTCCAACGTGTCAGGGAAGAACTTGTTCTCGTCGTAATTGACTTTCCGAATGATTGCATTGTCAGGCGGGGTTGGGCCTCGGAAGAACCTATCGACCGGGTCAGCGGCAAACCTTGGATTCCAACTGAACCAAATCTCAGAACCCTCTGACCTTATCGTCGGCCTGAGTAATCGGAGTGATGTCTCGCTGAGAGTTGCAGCCTCTTCAACCCACGCAACATTGAAACCTTCCAACGACGCGATAGAGTGGGAGTTGTGCTGGTTCATACCTTGGAAGATGATGACCCCGTCGCCCGGTGTTATGATACGGTCCTTTTGGATGTCGAACTTGTCTTCCATACCCATGGCTGCAATCTTGTCTTCGATCAGACGCTTGGCTGATTCTTGCAGAGACTTCTGCACCTCTCTGATGCATACGCCTCTGAACCCTTTTGTGCCACCAGCGTTCCCAACCATACATTCTGCAAAGAAATGTGACTTGGCGCTACCCCTGCCTCCGTACATCGCTTTGTAGCGTGAAGGGCCGACTAAGTCGTGTGCGAAGTCGTAAGCTCTACCTATTTCGTAGGCCATAGAACTACTGGTCCTCCGTCCTTGCCTTGAAGCTCATGGATTTGCTTCTCAGACCAGCCGCAACGTGTTTTCATCCAAAAGATCAAAGCTGCTGTGTCACCGTTCTTTGCCTTGTTGAACAATGCAGCGCCCATGATTGCGTTGGCTTCGTCAGCGCCAAGGTCTAGCTCGTCACGGTAATGCTTGCGCAATGTCTTAGGGTCAATGTCCAGCTTTCGAGCAACACGCTCTTGCTGAAACCCTAGTCCAGTCCATTGCCTGACCAGCTTCTTAGTCTCATCCGTTGGCTTGTGGCTTGGCTTTGTGACACGTTTTACGGGCTTCTTTGCCATCATTCTGCCTTTATAGTCGGGAATTTCTCACCCGTTGCTTCGTTTATAGCATCTTTCCCGGTGAAATCACACCAGCGTTTTATAATCACGTCGCAGTACTTGGGGTCTAGTTCCATGCTTCTATTTTCTCGGCCTGTTTTCTCGCAAGCAATTAATGTTGTGCCGCTTCCTGAAAATGGCTCAAAGACAATTCCTGTATTCTTATTCACTAGACCGATGGCTTTCTCTGGCAAAGCAACGGGGAAGCAAGCCTTGTGATTTTCTTGCTGCGACCCAGTGTTGCTGATCTCCCAGAAATTGCTTACGACATTCTTTAAATTAAGACCCTGCTTGTTTGTTGAAAATATGTATACAGGCTCCCAATCCCTCATCAGGCAGCCCTTAAACGGAATTGTACTGCTTTTTTTCCAGCAAATTTGCTCCACAAGAAAATCAATTCTGTCTTCGATCTGTTTGATATACTCATTGCGGGAATTAGCGTTATAGCTAACATTCCAGAATACAAATCCATCCGTATTCATAAAGCAAACTTCAAGAACGTCTTTTGTAAATTTAATATATTGCTCTGAACCTAGATTGTCCGAATAACCATCAGCGTACAGCTTCTTTGATTTCCTCTTATTGAAGATATCGCCATCACCAGCTTTCGTATTCGCGTTATAAGGCGGGCTTGTAAACACCATATCGGCTTTAACGCCGCCCATCAGCTTATCAACCGCATCAATGCTAGTCGAGTCCCCACACATCAAACGATGCTTACCTAACACCCAAATATCGCCCTCAACCGTTACTGGAACGTCAGGGACTTCCGGCACCGCGTCCTCGTCGGTCAGCCCTTCGGTTTCTTCATTGAGCATATTCGCCATCATGTCGTCGTCAAAACCCATCAACGAAAGGTCAAAGCCTTCTGCGTCCAAGTCTTTCATCTCAACTGATAGCAGGTCCATGTCCCACCCTGCGTTCTGGGGCAGTTGATTGTCTGCAAGGACATATGCTTGCTTCTGAGCTTTAGTCCAACCTGTCGCTGCCATTGTAGGAACTTCATCTATGCCAAGTTTCTGCGCTGCTAGTACCCTGCCATGACCTGCAATGATGCCGCCTTCTTCGTCAATCAATACAGGCGTAGTCCATCCCCATTCTTTAATGCTGGCCGCTATCTGTGACACTTGCTGCTCGCTGTGCGTTCGTGAGTTGCGAGCATACGGAACAAGTGAGTCTGTTTTTCTTCGCTCTACTTTGTCCGCTGGCCATATGTTATTTTTGTGTTTCATTTTATCCTGCTATTTTGTTGATTTACTTCCAGCGCACTTCCACCGCTTACGACTAAGACGCAACGGGCTGTTTGGGTTCTTTGCTGCCTTGGGGTGGTCCTTCATTTGACCAGCCGATCTTGCGCAGTATGAGTTGCCTTTTGCAGTTCCCGGCTTTACCCGTGCGCCACCACCTTTGGCTTTGCCAGCTTGACCGTAACTGACTTTTTTACCAGAGGCTGTGACTTTGACTTTGGCTTTGCCTTTTGCGGGTTTTGTTGCCATCGTTATTTCTTTTTCTTTGGTGCTGGATTAGCTGTCTTGGCTGCTGCCTTGAATGACTTAGCCGTTGGCGCACCTTTAGAGCCGGGCTTGCGCATCCGCTCTGGTGTCTTCCCCGCAGCTTTTTGAGCTTTAATCCGTTTCCGTTTCGCGTGGATGTTGTCGTATAGTGACATTTATTTATCCTCCGTTCTTTCAAGTCGTTGACGTACTAATCTAGCATAGCCTTCAACATCGCGCCAGTGGTCGATCTCGTTGTTGTTCCCTGCGATTATACGCCCTATTTTTGACGCAATAAGGTCAAGTGCTTCACGTTGTTCGTTTGGCAGGTCAACCTTTGATTGATTGATCAGCGTTTTAATGGTTTGTGAAATGAATGCCACCTCAGTGAAATCCCCATGCGTTTTCGCTCGCTCTTCAAGTGTTGCTATGATGTCAGTCACTGATTGCCCTTTCTATTGCTGCCTTGATCATCATCCTACGTCTGCCCCAAAGCTCAAGGTTCTCATAAAGCTCTGCCCATGTCGGGAAGAACTTACTTGACCTGCGTATCGTCATCAAAACGTATTCAACGACATCTGCCGGGTATTCTTCCAAGTCCTCAACATAGATTGCGATTATAGCAGCCTTATCCATATCGTCCATGTTTCGCATCGGCATTGTTAAAATCATTTTTTGAACCAGCCTTGCGATAGTCTTCTTGGGCATTGGCTGACAAGCTGCAACCGCTTCGTCTAAATGTGTAATGTCAGCATTAGCAATATCAAATCCCACAACATCGTGCGTGTCACTCCCACCCCATACGGGCTGCAACTTCATCCCCGATTTCAAATATGCTTCGAGGCTTTTTGTTATCTCTCCCGGCGTTGTCATGGACGATCTGTGCGTGGTCGTCGTCGTAACAGCCTTGGTTGAGCCATGTGCTAGGGTGCTTAATGTATTGCGTTGAAGTTCCTGCATCTCTTATCTCCTGATTGTAGGCTGCGACACCTTTGGTTAATTGCTCGATTGTGACACCAGACTTGATGGCGCTGTTGAATGCTTTCTCTGCTGCCTTCTTGCCAATCTTACGAGGGTAAGAATCATACCATTGAGAAAATTGAGTTGGTTCTGAAATCCCTGGTATATTCTTACCTTCTTCCATTATACCCTTATTACCTTCTTTAGATGTGGTTACTTGTTGGTTATCTGTTGGTTGTTTGTTGGTTACGTGATGGTTATCTTGCTGGTTATCGTCTTGGTATTTATCCCAGCAACATATTGATATTATTGAGAATTTGTTTGTTGAGTTGATGGTTATTTCGTTGGTTGATAAAAGCTTATCTAAGGCAGTGCGAACTTGCTGCTCTGACATGCCAAGCTGTGCAGCCAACGCTGTGCGACCAGCAACAACAGACCCGACAGGCACATCAAAGCCACGGAATCTTGATGGTTTGTAATTTGCTTTTATCAAAAGATGCAGGAACAGGCGCATAACATTTGCGTCAGTATACCATTCCCAATCTGATATTGTTCTGTGAAGTTTGA